TGCCTGACGTGGCTCATTGTTTCTCCAAAATCAACTTGGTCATGCCAGCGCCGTTAGGTTGTAAACCACGAACCTTGTACTGCATAACGCCGCTGCTAATAACCATTCCGTTCGTAACAACACCTATGTCGCTTTCTCTGCATTCGAAAACAGGTGCCTGAGACTCAACCATTCCTACCGTAACGTATTCGTTATTAAACACACCATCCACAACATTACCGTTTATCAAAAATGAGTGGTTAGCTAAGTGGCTAATTCCAGCATCATTAATGCGTTGCTGCAATATTGCGAACGGCGTTGGCATTAAGCACCAGAAACAGGAGCTGAACCAAGTAACATACGCACAGTTGCAGAAGGATTAGCAGCGTCCAACAAAGCAACCCCAACGCACATTTGAGAAGCGGCGGTTTTGTTTACAACCTTATTAGTTGCGTCCCAAAACAATCGATCACCGGCAGTAATTGCCAGCGCTGAAGTTTTAGCGATATCTACAACGCCACTCAACAAAAAAGCCCCCTCGGTATTTGCCGCAACATCTGCTTTAGCAACTCCGAATAATGCAGTTCCGACCAAATAACCAACACCAGACGCCACCGCAACTGTCGGTGTAAAATCAATCGTGTTTCCAGGTTGAATAAAATTTTTCATATAGTTTTCTCCTAACTATTAACTTCCAACGTTTTTGTACAAACCTCTGTAATCAATTGCTTTCGCTGCGAAGTCTAAGCGTGCTTTGATCTCCATTCCATCAACGTCAAAACCTTGACGAGTTTCGATATAAACACCCTCATTTCCTTCAAGATAGCAATACTCAATTGTGTCAATCTGCATAGGATCTGCAGCCAAATACCAAGCAGTTGCGCTAGCTGCATCTAAGCGACCTTCAACAACCGTAACCAACTCACCTAAAAATGGGTTTGCTGAGCTTGGCTGCGTTGGGAAGATAGGAGGATTAGTGAACTGCCATGCGAGTGTTTCTAAAGCAGCAGGAACAATCAAATAGCGAGGAGACAGATTCATCACAACGCTTTGCGGTGTTTTTTGCAAACGCATCAATTTACGCGCAACACCTAAAGAAGTTATATCAATAACTGTGCCTGTCGATGTCAGATTGGCGTGATTAGCAGCATGAAAAAGCGCTGATCCATCAGCTAAAGCAGCGTTAGCCGTCAATATTGCGTACACAACGTCGCTTTCATAGTTAGCTGCTGCTGTCGCAAACATAGCTGGAATGCGAGTGAATGCTGACATATCATCATTAACAATTGCTTGTCTAGTTAGCCCGATCACTTTGCCTACCGTGGCCAATTGATATGTTTCTTGACCTTCTGAAACAACACCGCGTTTAAACTCGCCATTTTCCGTTACTTTTTCAAGTTTCGGAGCGTCCGACATAAATATGCGGTTAATCGTTTTAAAATCAGGTGCAGTAGTTCTGCGCGCCCATTTTGTAAAAGTTCTAGGGGCCGCTTCATACGCGGTTCTAAGAGACTTGTTTGCAACATTAGAAAGAATGACTGGCAGATCTGAAGTTGCCATGAAAGCACGTTCAGCAATCGCCATAGGGTACATGCCTTCTGTCTTGATCCCACGAGCTTCAACAGAACTACGAGCGAAATCTATCAAACGCAACCCAGCAAATCTTCGACCACCGTCTGTCATTTTGTTGCGACTTGGGTCGGCTCGATACAGAAGAGCGTCCGTCATGTGTTCTTGACGAGTCTCGTTTTCATCAACCATGGTAGCTACATCTCCATAATGGATAGTGGGAGACTTAGCTTGACGTTTTGCTAACTCATCAAAAATTTTCTGACGAGCTTCATCCAGAGTAATTCCGCGCTCAATCAGATCATTCGCGAATTTCTCATCTAGTCCTACTGTGCGAACAGCGGAACCGATTCCAGAAATACGAGCACGTTCCAATTTTGCACCTTCGTCTGCTGCGCGTTTTTCAACTTCTTTTAAATCTGGAGAAATAACTGTTTCGCTTCGAACTTCCTGAACAATTTCTTTTTCAACTGGCTTTTCTTTGACCGCTTCTGTCATGATAGTTTTTTCCTCTTCGATTGATCTTTTGCCTATCCCGACAGTCGGGTCGGCAGGGATATCACATAATGTGATCTCTACTGGTTGCCACTTTGTTACTCTGTATTTGGCAGGCTGGCCTTCTTCCTGCGCAATAAGTGTTTTTTCAATAATTCGATAGCCGACTGATACACCTGGTATCAAGTTATCTTTGATATCTTGAAGCAAACCTTCCATGCCTTCACGCCTCGACATCTTGACTTCAACGTAGCCACGTCCTGCTTGAAGCCATGCCATAGTCGTACGTCCAACTGATCTCAATCCAGACTTCTCGATTGCGTCCATGCCGTGATTTAATATCACAGCAGCACCTTCGTTTAAACGTGATAGGTCTACTTCAGATTCGTTATGTCCAAGAACTTCAATCCAAGGATCATCAAAAAAAGGTGTTCTTAAGTATGGCGTTTCTGATGAGAATGGAAAACGCAGAACGACATTGTCGCTCCCGTCTTTTTGAGTGATTGCGCTATCATCGACCTCAAGATCGAATTGACGCTTGACTAAATTTTCTTGTGAATCTTCTTTGATTTTTGCTGACATTCACACAATCCATTAATGATTATGTGAATTTTCACAGACACCCGTTCTAAAATATAGTCGAGTTTTAGAATAATGCGCTACTAATCAAACCTTTACTCTTGATTGTCTTTCTGGTTTACGTTTTGTTCTTCAGGGTTAGGCTGAAATCCTGATTGTTCTTTCTTGACTGGATATTCGATTCCAGCAGCTTTAAACTTTTCACGCTCGGCTTTAAGTTCTTCTAACAGAACTTCTGGATTAAAGCCACGCGCACGCACGGCCTCTGACCATGTTTTGAGACCCATGGTTAATTCTAATTCCTCGCCCTGCACATCTTTCAGTGGATCTACCCAGTCGAATCTTGGCGTCGTCCAATCGTATTCAATATCGGCTGTTTGGATCAATCCAGCCGCAAAAGCGGTGTCTAAGAACTTCTCCATGATCCTATTCAGAACTGAAGGTATAAAATTCAACCACTGCCATTGCTCGATTTCTCTTCTAAAATCTAACGTACCTGCACGAATGGAAGAATAATTAACTTGCGAAAGATCTCCAGTTAATTGTTCGTATGTAATACCTATTCCGGCTGCAATTGCGTGCAGCCTATCGTTTGTATAACCTACATCACCTGTAGATGCTGAAGGATTTGTGAAAGTAATCTTCTCACCCTTCGATAAATACTGAACCATGCCAGGTGCTAATTCTTCTATTCTCATTTGATCCTGTTGAGACTCATCACCGATACTTCTGTCCTCGTCATCCGTTTCTACAAAAGCCGCTATGCAAGCTTCTGCTGATTTTCTAACAAGAGTCGCCTCTAAATATTCATTAAGATCATTTGCTGTCATCATAACCGGAGCCAAGATCGGAACACCGCGCATCTGCCCTGGTCTTTTTCTGTCGAACGAATGAATCACATCGCTTGCAGGGACACGGCTTGATTTAATCGTTGTGTTAATTATGTTCTCGCCAGGGTGCTGATTGTATAACCAATAGGCAACGCGCTCTCCAATTGGAGAAAATTCTATGCCGTTTTGGATCCATCCTTTATTTTTCAATACTTCGTTTTTATTTGTGTCAATGAAGTCAGGTTCTAGTAATTGCAATTGAAGTGGAACCGGCAAGCCATCCGACATTTTTCTGTAGCGGAAACGAATCAAACACTCACCTGATTCTGACTCTGTATTTGAGGAAAGTTTTTGAAGCCCATATAAATCATATTGACCATCCGCATCACATACCTTTACCCATTTTTTCCAGAGTGCGGCAACAATCTTGTCGTTCATGACAGCCATGATTCCGGTTCCAATTCTATTGGATGATAAAACCCTCATAGCCTTTGACGCGTAAGGATTATTACGCACCAGCTCTCTTGAGCGATTTCTAAGAATTGATAACTGAGGGAGAATCTCAGAGTTAGCCGAACTACCAGCAGCCACCCAACCATTTGACCGTCGATCAGTTCTCGCTCCATCGTAAGACCTTTTTGTAACCAAATTAATTACACGCTTACCCATATCCGCCCTGACTTTCTCAAGTTTTGACATTATCGATTACCAAATTTAATGTAAGAGAATCTCTTTTTCTTTGTCC